GTACTTACCCCAAGTGGTCTCTCCGTAAGCCCGAGAAGGGCAGTGATTAAATGTGTACGATATGAACCGTTACATCTTCTTTCTTATACTTGATTAACTCTTTAGCTGACAATACTTTGTCAATCAGTTTGTTTGTCTTGTTGCAGTATACTAAATACATGATTATTCCTTTTCAATGATATCGTTAATCAGGATGTAGAATTGGAATCCAGCTACTGCTGAAGCCCAGATCAACAAGAATATATGAATCCAAGCAACACCATTGTTACCGTATTGAATAGCATCAACACTAATTAACATGATATGCGACCAAAGAACCATAAACAAAGCATGGAAGAGAGTGGACATAGTAATCTCCTTGAGTTATGTCGTAACAGAGCAAGACGCTCTCCATTGGGTTGTTACACCCAATAGACAGAGACCTTAAACGTTAATGGTTGAAAGTACGGTTTGCAAAGAGTTATACCTTGTTTTGCTAACACGGAGGTCAGCAACAAATACATAATTCTCATCATACTCTTCACCAAGCTCTTTGAATGCAAAAGCTTTAATGATGTTCCAAGCAGGAACAGCTTCAGGAGACAGGGTACCAGACACAGTGGCAACGCCAGTGTAAGAACACACACTAACATGCACACCACCAGTTACAGACAAACGAGAGAGCAGAGCCACGGCACCACCAAAGGTGTCGCAAGTAGCAGAGAAAGCAAGAGAGAAACGAACAACGGACATAGCAGACCCCAAAGAGCGCAGACAAAGGAAGCCGAGACGGGCAGCGCCACGCACCGAGACGGCAGGGAAAACAAGGGGGGCACCCAAACCAGAGCAGGGTACACCCAACAACACTTGATTCTTTTAAACACACACAAAGACTTCTACCTCAGACATTCTCCAAAGACATTCTCTCCAGACACCCCCATAGCAAAGAGGGGGTACCTCAAAGAAGTATACAAAAGATTACATTTCAAAAATTATTGGAATTTTTTTTTCTAGCAAAATCAACTGGTTAGTCGGTACATAATAGAGAAACATTTTTATTACATAGGTTATATGACACAACAAAACAATTCTGAAAAGCTAGAGGCTCTGAGGGAATTAAAGAAGCGTGAAAAATTAAACGCTTACAAAGGCGACTTTGAATTATTCGCCAAAGAACAATTAAAAATCTTACCCAAGGACTCCTCTAAGGGATTCCAATCTTTTGAGTTCAATGAAGCTCAGAGGATTGTGAATGAAGCACTTGAGAAACAACTTAAGGAAACAGGGAGAGTCAGAGCTATTATTTTAAAAGCTCGACAGATGGGATTAAGTACATACACGACAGGTAGGGTATTCTGGAAGAGTTACTTTAATGCTTACAACAAGTCAGTAGTTATGGCGCATGATGCGGCTACTAGTGATGCATTATTTGGTATGTCCAGGAATATCATTTATAACATGTCTGATACATTCAGACCCGTGTTAAAGAAGTCAAATGCAAAAGAGATTATGTTTGAGCATAATGATTCAGGATATCGGTTATACACAGCAGGAGCGCCTGAGGCTGGTAGGGGAACAACTCCTACAATTGCTCACTTATCTGAGGTAGCCTTTTGGGGGCATGATGAAAAGATTCTAGCAGGATTATTCCAAGGAATATCCCAGTCTGAAGGGACTGAAGTTATTCTTGAGAGTACAGCGAACGGGGTAGGTAACTCATTTCACAGGTTATGGCAGGGAGCTGTAAAGGGTGAGAATGAGTATATTGCTATATTTGTTCCATGGTACTTGATGCCAGAGTACATGAGGAAAGCCCCTGAGGGGTTTGAAAGAAATACAGAAGAAGAGATATTAGTTACTCGATACAACTTGAGTGACGATCAATTATACTGGAGAAGGTTAAAAATTGCAGAGGGTGGTGAGAATAAGTTTAGACAGGAGTACCCTGCGACACCTGAGGAAGCATTTATTGTTTCTGGCTCTAATGTATTTAACATTGAAAAGTTAAGTAAACTAATTCCTCAACCAATATTAGCCAAGAGAGAGTTTAACTTTGAATCTTCTATGATGGAGGATTTAAGAGATGGGTCTATCGAAATATTTAAGTATCCTACTTTTGAAGATGCCTTTGCTATCGGTGCTGATGTTGCTCTTGGGGTCGGTAAGGATTATTCTACAGCCGTGGTCATTAATGCCCAGAGGGAAGTGTGCGCAGTTTATCGCAGTAATACGATTGATCCTAGTCAGTTTGGTGATCTACTATTTTATTTAGGTAGGTACTATAATAATGCTTTGTTAGCAGTAGAGTCTAACTCTATGGGTATAGCAACATTAAACAGGTTAACTCAAATGGGTTACATGAATATGTACTATCAGACTAAGATGGCGAATGTATCCAAAGAAGAAGGTAGTAGGATTGGCTGGAGAACAACATCAGCGTCTAAACCAGCTATCATTGGATTCTTAAAAAATGCCATTGAACAAGAAGATATATGGATACCTTCTAGGGTTATTATTGGTGAATTAATGAATTATGTAGCAGACGAGTCTGGAAAGACAAATGCTATTATAGGTCAGAATGATGATACAGTTATTGCCCTTGCTATTGCTCTTGAAGTTATCAGGACACATGGGGATAGATTAACAAACACAACGGTACCCTTCTCACAACGTATGGGTAACTTTCAACAAATAGAAACAACTTGGATTTAAGGATAACGTTAGTTATACTAACATTATAAAATATTATGGCAACTAAACAAGGTTTGTATGACAACATCCATGCTAAACGGGAACGTATAGCTAAGGGTTCTGGAGAGAAGATGCGTAAAGCGGGTGCTAAAGGTGCGCCAACAGATAAAAGCTTCAAAGAGTCTGCTAAGACTGCTAAGAAGAAGTAATTTAAATTTAAACAAATAAAGGATTAACATGGCTCAACTTAGACTCGGTTCAACTTACATCAGTGACCCTTATAGCTCATCAGCATTAACATCAACAGGTGTTCCTGTTATTATCCCATCAAGTGGCACTATTGCTACTGCTGGTACTGTTACTTTGACTACTGCCCTTCCAGCTACTTTTTCAGGTGGTGCTTGGATGTATTTCCCAGCTACTGCTTTTGCCGGAACTGGTGTAGCAGGTGTATATTGGGTAGTGATGAGTTCAACAACTGCAGGTACAGTGTATCAGAATGTTTCTGTTCCTGCCTCACCTTTTGAACCTTATATCCCTTCCCAAGTATTGTCTGCGGTAGTAGGTAGCAACTCTGCTTACACTCAAACTACTGCTTCTGATCTAGTTCTTGTACGTACTACTGTTCCCGGTGGCTTGATGGGTTTATCAGGTGAAGTACATTACAATATGATGTTTAGCACTAATGCAACAGCTAACAGCAAACCTGTTAAAGTTAATTTTGGTGGAACAGCTATTCACACTTCTAGTTTGTCTAGTAATGTTACAACTAACATTGACAAGCTAATCTTTAATCGTGGTGCAACTGGCTCTCAAGTAGCTGGACCTTTGGCTGCTTAGGTCCTGGTTCTTCTGCAGATGCCGCTTTGTATTTAACTGTTGATACTAACAGTGATTTTGATATTACTGTTACTGGTCAGATGGCTACTGCAACTGACTATGTTATTCTGCAGTATGCTAATATTATTGCTATTGAAGGTTAATAAGGAATAATAGTATGGCTGAAAAAGATTCAAGACTAACAAGGGCTGGTGTATCTGGTTTTAATAAACCTAAAAGAACACCTAATCACAAAACAAAAAGCCACGTAGTTGTTGCTAAGGTTGGTGATAAGATTAAGACTATTCATTTTGGTGCTCAAGGTGCTGTAGGTAGTCCTGACGGCTCTAAACGTAATGAAGCTTTTAAAGCCCGTCATGCATCCAATATTGCCAAAGGACCATTGTCTGCGGCATATTGGGCTAATAAGGTTAAATGGTAAACATATGTCACAAATAAATATCCCTCTCAGGGGAGAAGAAAAAGAACAATTTAAAAAATTAATTAAAACTCAACCAGTTAATAGGGTTTTAAATCCAAAAGAAAAAATCGGTGATAAAATTCCCAGAGATTTTAATCCCCGAAAGAGTTAGTCCTTGTGTCCTAAGAGAAGTTTACTTCTACTTTGTTGGCTACTAGCAGGGTGATTAAAGAATTAGTAGCACCATACAAGTCTTGTTGTAGACTTTGATTGATTGAATGTA